TACGGCTCGCCCGGAACTTCCTAATAGCACGGGGGCTTCGGCCCCCTTTTATTCCTGACTAATTGTTCCACATGGAACATTAGACTCACCCAGACAGGAGACTCACATGGGTACTACTACTTTTTCTGGGCCTATTAAGGCCGGAACCATCAAAGACACCACCGGCACCACTGTCGGCACAGACAAGGCTAACGTCGGCTTTGTGCTTATGGCGCAGAGCACCAACGTCGTTTTTGGCGACGATGGCACCGAGACGGTTGTTGCCACTGTTCCTGCGAACAGCCAGCTTTGGCAGGTCAGCGTGGATGTCACTACCGCTTTTGACGCGGCCACCACTAACACGTTTGACATTGGTGACGGCACTACTGCTGACAAGTACGCTGACGCGCTAGATGTTAGCTCTGCGGCAAGATTGCTTGCCACATCTGACGTGAGCCAGCTTGGTAACTTGGTTGACATTGGTACGACGGATGTCGATGTAACCGTTACCTACAACCAGACAGGCACTGCCGCTACGGCTGGTGCCGCAACGGTTACCGTTCTGTACCTCCAAAACAGAAACCTTTCTTAATCAGCTCGGGGGCGTAAGCCCCCCTTTTGGAGGACAAAATGGCTGACACAGTTACCAGTCAGACAATAGAAGACGGCCCCCGCACCGCAATCTTTGCGTTCACCAACGTCAGCGACGGCACAGGCGAATCTGCTGTGACCAAGATCGACGTATCTACCCTCTCAAAAAATCCTGCTGACAATGCCGCCTGCACTAGCGTTCAGATTGAGTGCATTTGGTATTCGACCATCGGCATGGGCGTTGAGATCTTGTTTGATGCGACGACGGATGTTTTAGCGTGGGAGCTTCCTGCTGACTATTCAGACTCATTGGATTTTTCTGATTTCGTAGGCATACCTAATAACGCCGGTAGCGGCAAGACTGGCGATATCAACTTTACGACGGTGGGGCACTCTAGCGGTGATTCATACAGCATCGTCATGAAGGTGAAGAAGAGCTACGGCTAATGCGGCTGTACTATAAAAAAGGCGGCAAAACGAAGTCGAAGGTAAATGAAGCTGGAAACTACACTAAGCCCTCTTTACGGAAGCGGCTATTTAACAAAATCAAAGCTGGGGGAAAAGGCGGTAAGCCGGGGCAGTGGTCAGCAAGAAAGGCCCAAATGCTCGCAAAGCAGTACAAAGAGGCTGGCGGAGGCTACAAGGACTAATGGCGCTCAAAAAACCGCAAAAGTCACTCAAGAAGTGGACAAAGCAGAAGTGGCGCACAAAGTCCGGCAAGCCGAGCACCCAAGGCTCGAAAGCGACGGGCGAAAGGTATTTGCCTGAAAAAGCCATTAAGTCTTTGTCGTCTAGCGAGTATGCCGCCACTACCCGGAAGAAGCGTGCAGACACCAAGAAAGGCAAACAGCACTCCAAGCAACCCAAGAAGGTTGCCAAGAAAACGGCGAGGCATAGGAAGTAATGCGACAGTATTACAGCAAAGGTGGTCGAGTCGATAAAAAAGCAATGTCCTGCAACAAGCCAAAGCGGACGCCAAATCATCCGAAAAAGTCGCACATCGTAAAGGCGTGTGAAGGCGGCAAGGAAAAGGTGATTCGCTTTGGCCAGCAGGGCGTCAAGACCAATCAGACGGTTGGTCAACGCAAGGCGTTTAAGTCGCGTCATGCCAAGAACATAAAAAAGGGAAAGATGTCTGCGGCCTACTGGGCGGATAAGGTTAAATGGTCGCCCAGCAAGACCAAGTCTCAATCCAAGAAATGGAAGAAAGGTAGCTGACATGGCGATTAGCAGGGCGCAGGCATCAAAGCAAACCCAAAACGCGCCGAGATCCAGAAAGAAGCAGGACAAGGTCAGCAAGGTAATGCGTGAGTTTGAAGCCGGCAAGCTAAAGTCCGGCGGATCAAAAAAGAAAGTGACCGACAAGAAGCAGGCTATTGCCATTGCCTTGTCTGAGGCCGGACTTAGCAAGAGAAATGGCGGTACCGTACCAAAACCAAAGTGTAGGAACGGTATAGCTGTTCGCGGAAGAACCAGAGGGCGGGTTGTATAAATGGCTACGAGCGGAACGACCGGCTTTACTCTTGACTTGTCAGATATTATTGAAGAGGCGTATGAGCGTGCGGGCCTTGAGCTACGAAGCGGCTATGACTACAAAACTGCTCGCCGCAGTCTTGATCTGCTCATGCTTGAGTGGCAAAACCGGGGCCTTAATCTCTGGACGGTACGGGACACCACGGTGGCTCTTGTTGCGGGGACGGGATCATACAACCTTAGTGCTGACAAGTTAGACATTATAGAGGGACTGCTCCGCACGGACGCAGGCGATAGCTCCAAGCAGTCCGACCTGACAATGCAGAGAATCTCTGTCAGCCAATATGCACATCAGACCAACAAGCTAACTCAGGGACGCCCCTTGCAATACTATGTTGAGCGCAAGCCAACGGGCATTACTGTGCACTTCTGGCCAGTGCCGGACGCCACAACCAGCTACACCTTTGCGTACTACTACATGGAGCGCATTGAGGATAGCGGAAGCCCTGCTTCTAACAACATGGATGTGCCGGCTCGCTTTCTTCCCTGTCTGGTTGCGGGGCTGGCATATCAAATTGCCAGTAAAAGGCCGGAGGCGCTACAACTAGCTCCAACCCTAAAGCAGGTTTATGAGGAGCAATGGAGCTTGGCGGCTGACGCGGCAAGAGAAAAGGCGTCTTTGTATGTGGCACCCGGAGGCTATAACGACCTATGAGTAGTTATGCCAAGGGGAAGCGCGCATTCGGGTTTTGCGACAGGACGGGTTTCCGGTATCCGATCAGAGACCTTGTCAGACAAATTGAAGATGGGCGCTGGAATGGCCTACTGGTTGGTCGGGACGTGGTTGATCAAGATCAGCCTCAGCTCAAGCTAGGAGATGTTAATGCAAGCGATCCTCAGGCGCTTAGGTTCCCAAGGCCAGACAATAGCCTTGATGAAAGCCGATCCTTGTCTGCTTTTGATCCGGTTGGCGGCGGCAACACTGCTCTTGGTAGTAGGACTGTTGGCCTCGACATGGCTGGACAAGTAGGCCGCGTCACGGTGGAGATATCCTGATGGCTTTTACCTATACCACGCTGAAGCAGGCGATTCAGGATTATGTTGAGTCAACGGAAACCAGCTTCGTTAACAACCTGCCAACGATCATTACGCAGGCTGAAGACAGGATACTGAAGCGATGTCAGTTGCCAGACTTCAGGCAGAATGTCACGGCGAACATGACCTCCGGAAACCAGTATCTCGCAATGCCGCCAGATTTCTTGACGCCGTACTCGCTTGCAATAGACAACTCTGGGTACGACTACCTGCTCTTTAAAGATGTCAACTTCGTTCGTCAGGCATACCCGTCATCTTCTACTACGGGCACTCCAAAGTGCTACGCAATCTTCAGCGACACTTACTTTTTGATTGGGCCGACCCCGGACAGCAATTACGCGGTAGAGCTTCATTACTTCCACAAGCCGGAGTCAATCACGGTCGCGGCCTCCGGAACGAGCTGGCTTGGCGACAACGCCGAATCTACTTTGCTTTATGGCTGTCTTGTTGAGGCGTATACCTACCTCAAAGGGGATGCCGACCTAATGCAGTTATATGCTCAGCGCTACGAAGACGCCATATTAAGGCTGGAGGAACTGGGCGAGGGTTATAGCACCACGGACAGTTACCGTAGCGGCGCAGTGAGGAAGCCTAGAAGCTAATGCTGGAGTTGAGCGTAGGCACTGTTAGCGTCCAAACCACCAGTAATAGAGGCTTTACTCCGGAAGAGGTTGCGGAGAGGTGTCTCGATAAGATTATTAGCGTGTCGGAGTCCGCCCCTCAGGCTTTGCGGGATCAGGCTTTGTCTTATCGCAAGAGCATCCGCGCTGTTTTGCTTTATTACATGAAAGAGGCGATCAACAGTGATCGCACCACTATTTATAACGCTCTGGTTGATGCAGGGCAAAAAGACCTAGCCGAAGCTATCAGGAGACTTTAAATGGCATTTACCGGAAACTACATGTGTACCTCCTTTAAGCAGGAGCTAATGGAGGGTGTACACAACTTTAAGCTGTCGGGCGGTAGCACCTTCAAGCTGGCAATGTATGACAACAACGCCAGCTTTACTGCGGCAACCACGGCCTATACCGCGACAAACGAGGTTAGCGGCACGGGGTATAGTGCGGGCGGTGGCACTCTAACTCGGGTAGATCCGACCACCTCCGGCACAACGGCGTTCACGGACTTTGCTGACCTTACATTTAGCACGGCTACTGTTACTGCTCGCGGAGCTTTGATCTATAACGACACAGCGGCGGGCGATCCCAGCGTGGTGGTTTTAGATTTTGGTGCTGACAAGACATCTACAGCGGGCGACTTCACTATTGTTTTCCCCACTGCGGATGCCAGTAACGCAATTATTCGGATAGCGTAATGACCGATGTCGTCGTCCCCTTAACCGGATGGGGCCGAGGCGCGTGGAGCGATCTTGGCTGGGGCGAGGGCAGTGTTACCAATGCGGGGGCTACGGGTAATGTAGGCTCCGTCACAGTAATAGCAGAGGCCAATGTCAATGTAACAGGGCTTTCTGCGACGGCGGCGGCAGGAACCGTCACTGTAACGGCAGACGCCAACACAAGTGTCACCGGGCTTGAAGCAACCGGTGCGGTAGGCTCAGTAGCTGTCATTGCCGACGCGAACGTGGCAGTGACCGGCCTTGCAGGCACATCTGCGGTGGGTTCAGTAACTGTCACCGCCGATGCCAACACAAGCGTCACTGGGCTTGAGGCGACCGGCGCAGTGGGGTCGGTGACCGTAACTGGCATTGCAAATGTAGCGGTTACGGGGCTTGAGGCAACAAGCGCGGTAGGCTCCATTACGGTCAGGACCGTCAACAGCGTGCCTGTCACGGGTGTTTCTGGGACGGGTGCGGTTGGGTCGGTTACCACTGTTGCTCCGGCCAATGTATACCCTGTGGGGGTATCTGGAACCGGAGAGGTCGGACCCGTCTTGGTTTGGGGCGTTATTGTTCCGGATCAAACGCCAAATTATGTCAACGTGACGCCGTCTCAGTCTCCGGGGTGGTCGGCAATAACACCGTCGCAGACGCCAAACTATGAAGATATTGCGGCATAAAGAGGATTAACGAATGCCTAGCACATACACTACAAATCTTGGTATTGAGAAGATTGCTACTGGTGAGCAGTCAGGTACATGGGGAACCACCACCAATACCAACTTTGATCTGATTGACACTGCGGTAAACGGCATTGTTTCAATCACTCTCGCTAGTGCGGGAACCTCCGGCTCACCCAACGATTTACCGATCACTGACGGCACTGCGTCTAATGGCCGCAACAAGTTTATTGAGTTTGTTGATGGCGGCGACCTTGGCGCGACAGCGTATGTCCAGCTTACCCCTAATGATGCCGAGAAGATTGTTCACATCCGCAACAGCTTGTCTGGTAGCCGGTCAATTATTGTCTTTCAGGGCACCTATAACGCATCCAATGACTTCGAGATTGCCAACGGCGCAGATGTCACCCTGAAGTTTGACGGGGCTGGAACGGGCGCGACCGTTACTGACGTTAATGTTGACTTGACGGTGACAGGCGCGACTATAGCCACTGCCGACATCAACGGCGGTACTATTGACGGCACTACCATTGGCGGGTCTTCCGCCGCCGCAGGAACCTTCACCACGTTCACCTCCACAGGCATCGACGATAACGCCACAACCACTGCGATTACGATTGCCACTAATGAATCGGTGACATTTGCTAACGACATAACAGTAACCGGTAATTTGTCAGCGACAAAATTAACAGCCCTTAACGGTACTTTAGAATTAGACGATAACGGAACTCACAACGGAATTATTAATGTACCCGCTTCACTATTTATAAACATTGATAGCGATGGCACTAATACAGGTGAAGATTTTGTAATTGCTAAAGACCGTACAAGCACTTCTGGTGGAACTGAGTTATTTAGGGTTCAGGAAGATGGCAACGTTGGTATTGGTACTGCGAGTCCTGCTCAAGCCCTTGATGTTGTCGGCACAATTAAAGGCGACAGTACCTTTTTGCTATCAAACGCAACAACATCATCGTTTTTACAAGTATCTACAAATATATTGCAGTTTGGTACATCGTCTAGTGACCCTGTTGCGTTTTATGCTAACAACGCAGAGCGTATGCGTATTGATTCCAGCGGCAACGTAGGTCTTGGGGTAACGCCAAGCGCATGGGGAAGCGGTGAAAACGCGTTTCAGATTCTTGGAAACACTTATGGCGGTGGGGTTTTTGCAAGCGGCAATAACGTAGGGACTATTGTCGGCGCAAACGCTTATTGGGACGGTTCAGGATATAAGCGAATTAATGCTGTGCCTGTTAGTCTAATTCAGTTTTCTGGTGGTGCAACTTACTTTTATCGTGATGTAACAGGAGCCGCAGATTCAGCCGTTTCTTTGACCCAAAGTATGATTATTGATAGCTCTGGCAACGTTGGTATTGGTAGCACAGCGCCAACATCAGACGGAGCCGCTATTGCTGACAACTTGGTTGTAAAAAGCACAGGCTCAACCGGAATTACAATAACGTCCCCAGATGCCAATAACGCTACCCTAAACTTTGGGTCGGCAAGTGATAATGATTACTTTGGGATTCAGGGTTTTTATAACTCTGGCAGTCCGTTCGGTCGTTTTTCAACAGGCGGCACAGAACGTATGCGTATCGACAGTAGTGGCAACGTTGGCATTGGCACTACCGACATTGGCGCAAAATTAAGTGTACGTTCTGCCGCATCATCAAGCATAACCAATGTTTTGGACGTAGGTAATGCTCAAAATGCGGCGGGTACTGGGCATGGAGCAATGATAAGGCTTCATTGCACTACTGATGAAAATCGTGGCGTAGCGATTGCAAGTTCTAGTAACACTAACTATGCCACAGATAATGATATGCTTTTTTATACAAGCACCTCATCTACGATGTACGAGCGTATGCGTATCTCCTCCAGCGGCAACTTGCTGGTTGGGACTACGAGTTCAGTTTCAAATGGGTCTGAGGGAATTGAGCTTCGTGGCGACTTTGGTTATTTTAAAACAGCTAGAAATAACACCGCATCAGTTGGACACTGGTTACTTTACAACTCTAACGGAAATGTAGGGTCTGTAACAACAAGCGGATCTGCAACAGCCTACAACACATCTTCAGACGAACGCCTCAAAGAAAACATCGTAGACGCACCAGCAGGTAACATCGACGCTGTTCGTGTACGTTCGTTTGATTGGAAGGTTGACGGATCACACCAGACCTACGGCATGGTCGCACAAGAACTTGTTGACGTTGCACCTGAAGCTGTAACACAAGGTGAAACTGACGATGATATGTGGGCCGTTGATTACAGCAAGTTAGTCCCAATGATGATTAAAGAGATTCAAGACTTAAAAGCCGAAGTAGCGGCACTAAAAGGAGCATAAACTATGTTTAACTGGACTGTATCAGCAATGGACTACACCGTGTCACAAGACGGACACACCAACGTAGTCAACACCGTACACTGGCGTGTATCAAAGACTGACGGAGATAACTCTGGTTCTTCATACGGCACTGTTGGCCTTGAGCCACCCGGAGAGTCGTTTGTTGAATGGGCTGACATTACCGAAGAGATAGCTGTTGGCTGGGCTAAGGCGGCTCTGGGTGACGAGCAAGTGTCCTCTATTGAAGCGGGTATTGATGCACAGATTGCAGAGGAAGCTAATCCCACTCGCGGAGAAGGAGTTCCTTGGTGATTAACCTAGAGTTGAGTGTAGAAGAAGTAAACGCAATCCTTGGCGTATTGGGCGATTTGCCCACCAAGACGGGCGCATGGCCCTTGATTGTTAAGATCAAAGAGCAGGCTGAAGGTCAGGTCGAGCCAGAAGAAAGCGATGATTAATGGATCCGCTGTCCCTTATAGCGATGGCCTCGACTACGTTCAAGGGCATCCAAACATTAGTAAACAAAGGGGCAGAGATTGAGGCTGTAGCTCAAAAGCTGGGCGCTTGGTATTCGTTCGCGGCAGATATCAAACAAGCAGAGAAGGAGGCCGAGAGTCCGGGGGTCTTTAAAAAGCTATTTGATGGGCAGACGGTAGAGCAACAGGCGCTGAATAGCGTCATAGCCAAGAAAAAGCTGGAGGAGCAGGAAAAGCAGATCAGAGAATTGATTGTCTGGGCTTACGGAGTCGAAACATATCAAGAAATGATAATGCTCCGAAGGGAGATCAAGGCGAAGCGGGAGCGGGCAATTTATAAACAACGCAGGAAGCAAAGACTAATTATGGATACCACTCTTGTAGTTATAGCCGCGTTAGTCTGCGGGGCAATCGTTTTCGGGACTGTATCAGTCATACAGGGGGCATTATGAAACAGTGGATCGCAAGTATTGCGGCTGGCGCAACAATGCTGGCATCGGCGCAGACAGTAATTTTGTTTGATGACGGCTTGCAGTACACCTTGAGCGAAAACGAGAAGGTGTATGTCAGCAATTACTCTAAGCTGTATTACCTGAAGCAGTACAGCAGGGGCGACATTAAGCTGACACAAATTTTGCCAACGACTAAGCGCGACCATGTGCCTGTTGAAACGGGTGCGGTAGGCGCTGTTGGTAGTCACGAATGGTGCGAAAGCTACATCCCTTGGTCCGAAGGGCTAACTTTTAATATGGTAACGTGGCAACGCCATTGTGATACAAACAGCGACGGTGAGTACAATATTTGTGATTGGTATGAGCCTACTGGAATTCCTACGTTCGAAGAGTTTGAGTGGCAAGATCGCTGTAACAATGGGAAGCCTTGGGATGGATCGTGAATCATTCAAAGATGAAGTTAATCGAGTCATTGCTGGTGTTAGGAGTGATATCCGCACTGCTATTACCCGTGTTGATGGTTTTCTCTATACCGTTCGGGTAGATATCAAAATACGGTACAAGAAGGCAAAGAAGGCCGTTAAACAAGCGTGGCATGAAGTATGGAGATAATGGATCAGGCGTTAATTAACACGATTATTTCCATTGCCGCAGGGGCGTATGCCTTACTGCTAAAAGGGATGTGGGATGCCGTGAAGCATTTAGATGAGCAGGTTGGCAAGCTAGAAGTCTCTGTCGCTGGGGAATACCTCAAGCGGGAAGAATGGAAGTCTGATATGCAAAGGCTATTTGACAAGCTGGATGCGATTGAAGAAAAGCTAGATCGCAAGGCAGATAAGTGAAGGCGATATTTTTTAGCTTACTGTTGCTGACTTCCTGCACAGTAGTCACAAGCAACGATCCACAATGGCAATGGCCCCATGATTGATCTTTTAGTTGGCCCCGTATCTGCCCTGCTGGATAAATTCATTCCTGATGCAGATGAGCGTAATAGGCTTGCCCATGAAATCGCCACCATGTCTGAGCGACACGCTCACGAAATCTCCAAGGCGCAACTGGCGGTTAATCAAACAGAGGCCGCGCATAAGAGCCTTTTTGTCGCAGGCTGGAGACCGGCTGTTGGCTGGGTTTGCGTTATGGGGATGGCTTGCAACTTTCTCGTTGCTCCTGTCGGTAATCTTATTCTTCGCCTTAATGGATCTGATATTGAAGTGCCGCTAGTTGACTTGCAGACGATGATGCCTGTTCTGATGGGAATGCTCGGGCTTGGCGCAATGCGTACATACGAAAAGTCCAAAGGGGTGCAGAGAGAAAAATGAGTTATTTCTCTGAAGAAGAGTTGGCTTGCCAGCATTGCGGCAAGTACAAGTTTGATGAGGGCGTCCTCAAAATACTTAACGCAATTCGACGGGAATTTGGGCCTATGCCTGTAACCAGCGGATACCGCTGTGTAGACCATCCGATAGAGGCCAAGAAGCAACAGCCGGGGGCGCACTGCACTGGAAAGGCGGTTGATATTGGAGTTAGCAGAGGTGACGCCTACAAGTTAATTGAGGCCGCTATAGCGCATGGGTGCCCACGAATCGGAGTGAATCAGCGTGGTGAGGGGCGCTTTATACATTTGGACTGGGACTATGAGCGCCCATACCCAACCATTTGGTCTTATTAGCGAGGTGTAATCGTGGCGCTGTCTAAGATTGCATTTAACCCCGGCATTGACAAGGAAGGCACTCAGTACACAGCGGACTCCGGCTGGTTTGATTCCGACAAGATCAGGTTTCGTAAGGGTCGCGTCGAAAAGATCGGGGGTTGGGAAAAATACATCGCGGCGGCGATAAAAGGCGTGTGCCGATCTTTGATGGACTGGGGTTCTCAGGATGGCCAGACCTTCTTGGGCATTGGCACCAACCTGAAGTTTTATGTGGAGACTGGCGGAGCGGCGAGCGATATCACGCCGATTCGCGCAACCACGACAAATACCGCGACTTTTGCCGCTGTCAATGGCTCATCCACAATTACTATTACTGACACGTCCCACGGAGCGGAAACAGACGACTTTGTGACGTTTTCTGGCGCTGTCAGCTTGGGCGGCAATATCACTGCCGACGTGCTAAATCAAGAATACCAGATTGACGCCGTTCTAACCGCAGACACCTACACCATCACTGCACTGGATACCGGCGGGAGCGTGGTGACGGCAAATGCAAGCGATACCGGTAACGGCGGCGGAGCAGTCACTGCGGCGTACCAAATCAACACGGGGTTGAACGCTTATGTCCGGTCAACGGGCTGGGGCGTGGGAGCATGGAGCAGTGGCGCTTGGGGATCTTCATCATCCATAAGCGCCTCCAATCAGCTCAGGCTGTACAGCCAAGATGCGTTCGGGGATGATTTGATTTTCAATCCCAGAGCGGGGGGCGTTTATTACTGGGATAAGTCCACCGGAACGAGCGCGAGAGCGGTTGCGCTCAGCGCCTTAGCGGGTGCAAGTAATACCCCTGTCGCGTCCCTGCAAGTCATGGTTTCTGATATTGACCGCCATGTGATTTGCTTTGGCGCAAACGGGATCGGAAGCGGTACTCTCGACCCATTGCTAGTTCGCTGGTCGGATCAGGAAAACGCGGCAGATTGGACTCCCACAGCAACCAACAGCGCTGGGGGGCAGGTGCTTTCTGTCGGGACTCAGATTGTTGGGGCGATCAAGACTAGGCAAGAGATTATTATCAGCACGGACCTCGGCCTAGTGTCTATGCGCTTTGTTGGCGCCCCGTTTATATTTTCGTTTACGCCGGTTGCTGAGAATACAAGGTTTGCATCGCCGCGAGCCGGGGTGGTGGCGGCTGACTCGCTGTATTTTATGGACCCCGGCGGCTTCTATGTTTATAGGGGCGCGGTCCAAAGACTGCCATGCTCGGTGCACAGGTACGTTTTTGACAACCTAAATAAAGACCAGATTTACAAGGTGTTCGCCACCACTAATGCTGACTACTCAGAAGTAACTTGGTTTTATCCTGTTGGCGAGGGCAACACCGAAACGACTAACTATGTGTCGTTTAATTACCTAGAAAACTTATGGGCGGTTGGCACGTTAGATAGGGGCGCTTACATCCCTACCGCCACGAAAGAGTACCCTATCGCAACAACAAACGACATAGACAGCCCCCTCTTAAACTATCTCTACACTCAGGAGATTGGCTACGACGGGGACGGCTCTCCGATCACGGCTTATGTTGAGTCTGGGGACTTGGGGATTGGGGACGGCGAATCATTCATGATGGTGAATCGAATTATTCCCGACTTCACCTTTACCGGTAGTCAGTCTACTGCCAGCATTGACATAACACTGAAGGGCAGGAACTTCCCCTTGGAGACCGCTTCGACCCTATCCACAGCAACAGTGACCAACTCAACGAGCCAGTCCCATGTTCGGGCAAGGGCGCGGGAACAGATCGTTAGAATTGAGTCTACTGGATCTGGGTACGGCTGGTCGCTTGGTGATCTGCGCTTTGGCATCAGGACAGACGGGAGAAGATAATGCCGACAAGACCCTTGCCTGTAGCCTCGCAGGAGTACGAGGCGAATAACGAGCAGATTACAAGAAGGACGATTGAGAACTCATTCCAAGACCTTGAGGCCAAGGTTGACGGCAACACTAACAAGACCAGCAAGCCGTCCTCTTTAGCCCTGAGGCGATTTCAGTTTTTGCTGATGGGTGCGTCCAATGGCTGACTCCACGAAGGTGCTGGGTCAGGTCGATGCCGCCGCCACAACCACAACTGTTTTGTACACGGTTCCGGATTTAACGCAGACCACTTGTAGCTCACTTGTTATGTGCAACAGGACGGGCGGTGCGATCAGTGTCAGAGTCAGCATACACGTCAACGACGCCAGCGCCGATGACAAGCAGTTTATTTACTATGACAAGTCAGTATCAGCGGCAGATACCCTATCTGCGGTGCTGGGCCTGACTTTGGGGCAAAATGATGTAGTCAAGGTTTATGCCAGCGCAACGGGCATGAGCTTCAGTTTATTTGGGGTAGAGACCAGCTAATGATGAATCAATATCCAGCCAAGCCAATGATGGACCAGATGGCGCAGTATGGGCGTTATGGCGACTCCATGCTGGTTCACATGAACCCAGTTGAAGTTGCAGGGATCGCGTCATTGTCCCCTACGGGCAGTCTGACGATCAACCCTGTTACCGGACAGCCCGAGGCATTTTTGCCTTTGTTGTTTGGCGCACTGGGCGGGGCGATGGGTTTAGGCACGATAGGCACTGCGGCGCTCACCGGGATAGGAACCGCCGCTGTCACGGGAGACCTCAAGCGCGGCTTGATTAGCGGATTGACCGCAGGTTTTGCCTCTGGGCTGGGTGAGGGCATTGGTAGCCTATTTGAATCTGGAGCAGAAACGACAACGACTCTTGCCGATGCGGCCACCACGGGCGCCGACGTAGCAACCGGAGCCACAGACGCGGCCACTGCGGGGCTAGACGCCAGCACAGCAATCGCGCAAGAGGCGCCCGGCGTAGATTTTAGCATGGCTGACATTGGCGCCCCAGAGATGATGCCGGGATTTGTTCCAAATACTCCGCCTTCTCAGATAGATTTCAGTATGGCTGACATCGGAGCGGGGGAAGTAACGCCTGAGATGTCCAAGGCGCTTTCTCAGGTTGCCCCCACCGCAAGAACCCCCAACATGAGTGATGCCGTTTTCGGCAGAGCCGAAGACATAGCTCAAGCCGGCATGCAAAGGCTGGGCGGCACGGGACAGTTTGTTGCCGCCTCCACTGGGCAGTCCATGCTAGAGCAAATGGACGTGCAGGAGGATTTTGAGCGCGCACAAAGAGCCAGAATGGAGGAGGCCGAGAAGAAGAGGGGTGAGTCCTATGCGGACCTCCAGTCCGGATACCGAGCGGCACAGCCCGGATTGATGGGTGGCGCCAGCCCATACCGATCCATGATGAGCAGGCGTACCGCAGGCTATGCCTTGCCGGGAATGTATGCGGCAGAGGGGGGCCAAATGCCTTCTATGAGGAGAGGCGGAGCGGTTACTGGAGAGGATTACTATAGAAGCATTTTTGAAGCCTTGAAGGCCGCTGGCAATCAGGCGGTTGCCAACATGACGTTTGAGGAGTTTAAGGCGGCGTTCTTCCCCAACGCGGGATCTGGTGGCACGGGCGGTACGGGCGGGTCGCAAAGCTCCCTGTATGAGCAAAGAATACAAGCCCTCATGGATAGAGGGATGACAAGGGAGCAGGCGATTGCAAATCAAAATTATGCAATCGAACAAGGCTACGATCTTAATGATGACGGCATTGTCACTGACAATGAATTTATAAGAGCCCGACCGCCTCAGGTAACCCCGACTGAGGAAGAGGCGGCGGCGCTTGCTCGCGCAAGGAGAGGCGCTCTTGGGGAATATGATCAGGGCCTCCTAGAAGACTACTACAACCGGTACGAGCAGGCTCGACAGGAGCGAGAAAGTCTCATGCCAAGAGAAGAGCAGATAGATCTTGTTGACATGGGTGTATTCAACCCGGCGACATTTGGCTATCTCGGGCAGGGACTCTCCGGCATTGATCCCGTGGGTATACAGGCGGGTCTTCGCGGAAAATACGCGGTGCGCGCGCCTACTGATTACCGATATGGCTTTGAGCCGGAGTTCCAGTCTTTTCAAGACGATCCCCTTGCGCCATACATTCCAACCAGAGTTTTTCGTCCGACAAAGCTCGGCGTAGATGCGGATCAGGTGGGCGCCCCGTTTGACCCGATACTGGATCGCGAAGATTACTTAACGCAACTGCGTGAGTATTATCGCACTCTTGCCAGTTATGGCCTTGGCCAAGAGCCGCCAGCCGACGAACCCCCCCCTGAAGAGCCAGAGGTGCCAGATTCTGATGTGGGCGAGGAGCCGCCCGACGTTGTGCCGGGTGAAAGCCCGCATGTAGGCTGGTACTGGGATGCCCCAATAGGGCAGGCGGGCGGCAGGTGGGTTAGGCTGTATGGCGGGCAGACAGTTTCCGCGAACTACACCACCCGAAGGGGGACGGACATGCCTACCTCTCCTCCGGAGTGGGTTGCGGATTTGCCGGGCGATACTGCCACTCCCCCCTCCAGTGATGGAACCACAGGAACCACAGGAACCACAGGAACCACAGGAACCACAGGAACCACAGGAACCACAGGAACCACAGGAACCACAGGAACCACAGGAACCACAGGAACCACAGGAACCACAGGAACCACAGGAACCACTGGTGGCGGTGAAGGTGGTGTCGACCCCGTTCAGGCGGCGCTTGATTATCGCCCGGCCATAGGTGAGTACGCTAGGGCTCCGCAATACAAAGATATTGACCCCTTGTTGCATTCTCGGCGGAGCCGGATAAGTGACCTTCGGGAGTTTTTGCATGGCTCTCGCCAAGATGTGAGCATGGAGGATTTTATGTCCGCGCTTCAGCAGGCGGAGGGTAGGTATGGTCAGGGGATGACTTATGATCCGGCTCGCGGCTTGTTTAGCAATATCTCAGAAGCGGAGCTAGCTCGATACAGGGAGGCTCAGGGCATGCCGTTTGGGATTAACCCAGATCAAATGACGGACACAGAACAAATTCGTGCCAAAATGATGGGGAACCGCAAGCTGATGGGTGGCCAAGAGGTAACGATTGGCGACCGCATGTATTTCTTGGATAACGGCAATATAGCGTCGTATCAATTCCGCATGCCGGAGGGCGAGTCCCCCACGTTCAGAAAAGAGGGCGGCATAACCGACATTCCGGATGAAGCCAAGAGCGCGCCTCGCCCTAAAAGGGATGACGCTGTCGCGCTCAGGACGCCGCTCGGCGAAGTACGCGCACCAGCGGGGGGTATCGCTGAAGTTGATAACCAGTTTAGCGCGACTCCTAGCGAAGAGGAGATAATGATTCTGGCCCAAGCCGTACTGGGTCGCACCGAGGATGCCGACGCCATTGTCAGCGCCTTCACCAAGAAATACGGTAATGAAGTATTTGCGATGGTGAGAGACATGATCTTAAAGAGCGTTGTGCCCCAAGCCCAGACCGAAGGGATGATTGATGGAAATGGCAGTGGCATGGATGACGCGGTCCCCGGCATGATAGGGGATCAACAGCCTGTTGCGGTGTCCCCCGGTGAGTTTATTGTTCCAGCGGATGTGGTATCTGGACTGGGCGATGGAAGCTCTGATGCTGGAGCTGATGAGTTATATGCAATGATGGACCGAGTACGAAAGTCGAGAGGTGGAAACGGCGACCAGCCACCCGCGATTGACGCGAGGAGATCTATGCCCGCATGAATATAACGCTTGTTCCCCCGGATCAGGTGATGTACGTCTGGAATGACGCGAAGGTCCACTTAGCGCCAGCGGTAGACAGGTGCAAGGGCAGGTGGACTACAGACCATCTTTGCGCCGCAGTGGCCACAGGCAGATCACAGCTTTGGATCGCATTCGATGAAGACCTAAAGGTCCACGGAGCCTTGACCACTGAGATCACTCAATACCCAGCACGAAAGATGCTCTCCATGCACTTTATTGGCGGTGAGGGCTTTGATAACTGGTATCCACAGTTGCTGGAAACGATAACCCGCTACGCAAAAGATTGCGGCTGTGACGCCCTTGAGGGTGTTGCTCGGTTTGGTTTCTGGAAATGGCTAGAAAAAGACGGCTTTGAAAAAGCCTCTATATTTTACGAAAAGGATATAAGCGATGTCTAAAGGCGGCGGCGGCTCAGCTCCCACTGAACAGACTGTTATTCAGTCAAACTTGCCGGAGTATGCGGAACCATTTTACCGCGACCTATTGGCTCGCGTTGGCTACGAAAGCGCTGTGCCTTACGAGGCGTACCCCGCGCAGAGGCTGGAGTATTTTACTCCCTCCGAGCAAGAGGCTATGCGGCGCTTCCAGCAGTTGGGCGTGTCAGGCACTCCCGAGGAGTTGATGGCCGCAGGCGACATTGCGGCTCAAGTCGGCAGAGGTAGCCCATACACGGAGGCAATGCTGGCGGCTACAGCGGGCGCTCAGGGGCCGTCTACTTACGAAGCTGGCCAGTCTGGGTTTACCTACCTTCCCGGCGCCAGATCAATCATGACAGGGCTTCCATCGCAGTATACGGCTCAGGGCAGGCTAAGCACCTACAGTCCGGGGGACTTTGATCCGGGCTACTTAGCACAACAACGTGAATCTGGTTTTGACGCAGAAAGGCTAATAGGACTTGGTTATCAGGCCGGCGCCTTTGACCCCGAATATGAAGCTGGGGATATACAGCAGGGATATACCGCTAGAGACCTTCAGGCCGGCTACAAAGCCAGAGAGTTCGATCCCGGCTACGTCGCCCGAGAGCTAGGCCAAGACTACACGGCCAGAGACTTGCAAAGCGAATACAAGGGCGCTCTGGATGTTGGCCCCGGATTTGAAGCGGGCACGATAGCAGACCCAAGAACGATTGAAGCGTACATGAGTCCTTATCAGCAACTTGTTGTGGATAGGGAAAAAGAAGAAGCTCGCCGACAATCACGCATCATGGAACAGCAACTGGGCCTTCAGGCGGCTGGCGCCGGTAGCTTGGGTGGCTATCGTGAAGCGATCATGCAGGCAGAGCGCCAAAGAAGTCTTGAAGACCAGCTTGGTGACATTCAGGCGGCAGGCTCTCAGCAAGCATTTGAGCAGGCACAGCGTGCCTTTGAGGCGGATAGGGCCGCAAGGTTGCAGGCTGGGCAGTTTGGGTTGCAGACGGGGCAGGCTCAACAGCAGGCCCTCCAAGAGGCGGAGCGGTTCAGGCAAGCGGCGTTCGGCACAACAGAGCAGGCAAGACAGGCTCAGCAACAGATGGCCATATCTTCGTTTGAGGCCGGTGAGCGTGCCCGTCAGCAAGCCGCGCAGATGGGCATGACTGCCCAACAGCAATCAGATGCCGCTCGACAAGCGCAAGAGCAGTTTGAGCAACAGGCGTTCCAGCAGACAGAGGCGGGGCGAAGAGCACAGCAAGAGATGGATGTGCAGGCATTTCAGGCCGGCGAGTCCGCAAAACAGCAAGCGGCCCAGATGGGTCTGACTGCTCAGCAACAGGAGGACGCGGCCCGTCAAGCGCAAGAGCAGTTCAGGCAATCTATATTCCAGCAGGAGTTTCAGCAACGGCAGTTCCAAGAACAGTCAGAACAGCAGGCATTCCAGTTCGGAGAGCAGGCGAGACAGCGTGCCGCAGAGATGGGCCTTAGCGCGCAACAGCAAGAGGAAGCGGCAAGGCAGGCTAAAGAGCAATTTAGACAGCGTACATTTGAGCAAAATGAGGCAATGCGCCAAGCCCAGATGCAACTTGGGCTGGAGCGGTTTGGGGCCGGTATTGGCGCTATGCAAAGCGCAGAGCAGTTGCGGCTACAGCAGTTCCAAGCAAACGAAGCCGCAAGACAAGCCCAAGAGCAGGCGGCGCTTGCTCGGGCAAGGACAAGCGCGGAGCTGGCTCAGTCTGGTTATGGTCAGTTACTGTCCGGAGAGCAACAACGATTGGCGGCGGCTGGCATGATGGGCGACTTTGTTGCTCAGCGTCAGGCTCAAGAAATGGAACGACTCAGAGCAATGCAGACTGCGGGCCAGATAGAGCGCGAGCTTCTTCAGCGCGGCTTGGATCTCGGCTACACAGACTTCCTCAGACAACAGGCATACCCGAAAGAGCAACTCGCATTCTACAGCTCAATGTTGCAGGGATTGCCTATTGCTCCGGGTCAAATATCACAATCCTACGGCATTACCCCGTCAACCACTCAGCAATTACTGGGGGCAGGCATAGCGGGTGTCGGTCTGTATAACGCACTTGGCGGATTCGGGGGCTAATAAATGAACATTCTTGATGCAGAAGACATGATCAAGGGCTTGCCGGATCAAACCCTGATGCAACAGGCCCAGATGCCTACCGGAGAGCTTCCTCAGTTCTTGGTGATCTCTGAAATACAGCGTCGATCTGACATGCGTAAACGCCACGAAGCCCAGATGCAGGAGCAATCCCAAGGCACCGTGAAAGACCAGATCATGCGTGAAGGTATCGCCGCTATGATGCCGCAACAGCCTATGGGAATGCCTCCCCAGATGATGCCGCAGGGGATGCCCCCTCAGGGCATGCCTCCCCAAGGAATGCCTACGGGTATGCCGCCAATGGGAATGGCCGCAGGCGGGGTAGTTCAGATGCAGAGAGGCGGGTTTTTGGACCAGTATGTTGCTGGCGCTGAGGCGGGTCCAATGCCGGGAGGCTCAACCGTTCGGGATCAGATAGACCGGTTGCTGGCGTCAGGAATGTCTTATCCAGAGATTCTGTCTTTTGTAAGCAAGACCTTTTACGGGCGACCAGAGGTTCTGGAGTATGTGCAGTCCAAGGTCGGGAGGCCGCAGGCCAGCATGGGTGATAGCATGATTCCAGAGGCAAGAGAGGCTCTTGAGCGCGAGCCTTATGAGTCGAAGGAGGCTCGCATGCCTATGCTGGCTGGAGGCTCTGACATATACAAGGCGCCTATGGTTTTGCGTGCGGCGGATGCCTTGGGTCTTTTTGATTCTTTCAAGGAAAAACCTGAGCAGGAGCGAATGGCTGAGCCTATGGCCTCGGCACTTGTTCGCGATCTTGAGGCTCAGTACGCCACGCCAGATTTATCTCAAAGGCTGACCGCAGAAGCGCAGTTGGATGCTCTTGACGGAATGCCCGTAACGCCAGAAGACAGGAGCTTCAAGGGGATTACTCTCTCCGAAACGAGGCCGAAACCGCAAGTTAAGCCGGCAAGCGAGATATATGCAGGCTCCTCCCTCAAGAGAGGCATAGAGGCTCTCGGTGGCGCCATATCGGGCGAGCTGTCAGCCACTCCACTAGCTCAGTTTGACCGAGAGGCAAGCCAGCGTATTCGCGAAGTTATGGAAAAAGATGGAATAGGGGCGGCAATCGGTCAGTTTGGCAGGGAGGCCGTTGCGTCTGTCATGCCTGCGGCAAGGACCGTGGTGGAGGGCGGGATCGCTCCGATCCTTGGCGCGGTTGGCGAGGGAGTAGGATATGTTGCAGACACGCCAATTATCAGCGAGCAAGCCAGAGCGCTTGATCAGCTTATCACTGGGTCGGTAGATGACCCATTAACTCTTGGCCAGATATTCGGGTCTAAAGACGCTACCAAGCAAGGCAGAAGCCCCGTTCAGACTCAAGGAAACGGAATGCTTTCTGGGTACACGGATTACACAACATTGCTCCCGGCGGTTGCGGCGGATGAAGTTGCGGCGCAGTTTCCGTTTAGCCCTGAGTTCCTTCAGCGCGAGAACGCTATCGCGGCGGCAAGGGAGAAGGCTAGAAACGAAGACTTCAGCACGTTTGCTGGCGAGGATATCTACAGGACTGCGGGCGCAGGGACAGAAACGACCAAGGGAGAAAGGACTCCCCAGACAAGACTGACAGATGCGGTTGCTGAGTTGCCAAGAAACGACAGAAGCGACCCGGACATGCCTGCTCTTGACTTCTCAGACCTAATAGCAGAGAGCAAGCAACAGGCTCTGGCCAACGCGATGATACAGCTTGGCGCTGGGGTTGCCTCTGGTGACGTAGCGAAAGGTCTGTCTGCCGCAGGCACTGCCGCCATGCGGGGCACTGCCGACGCAAGAGCGCTGGATATGAAGCGCCGTCTGGCTGAGTACCAAGCAGGTCGCGAGGATATCCGGCGCGGAGAAGAGGCTGAACGATTTGAGCGTCAGATGACGTTGCAAGAGCGCAAGGTGGACATCAGCGAGGACCAGTTTGATCGAACACTGGCGCAAGCCGGCGAGAAGATAAAGGCGGATATCGACAAAGGTGTCCGCGTGAGCAAGGGGCAATTACTAAACTACATAGCAGATGTGCTCAAGGAGTCAGGTAGAGACCTGATACCGCAAGAAGGACAAACCCGGCAAGACATGCTGACTGCGCTTCAAAATCAGCTTCTGAGCCAGTTTGGTCCGTTCTTAGATGTTGATGTTTCCGAGCTTGTAGCCTCTGGTGCTGGCGCGGCAGGAGCCATTCCGTTCGATACACTCCTCCAACAGCGGTAACAGGCATGAATGTCACCCTTCCTAACGGCACTGTAATCAGCGGTGTACCGGAAGACATAACGCAAGTGGAGTTGGCGAGGCTTGCTGTTGACAACAACTTGGCCACGGTGGATGACTTCGGGGATTTGCTGAGCGAAACCACCATGCTGGGCGCTGTCGGCGAGTTTGCCAAAGGCGTTCCTCGCGGTGTAGCAAACAGCCTGATCTCCACTGGAGAAGGTTTATTTCAGCTTGCTGATGCCGGTCTGAACTTGGTCGGGCTTGAAGACGCAATAGATGACGAAGACGAAGATTATCTTCTGAACCTCGCTCGCCAAGGCCGAGAGGCCATCAACGAAAGTGCCTTGGGCGTGGATCAACGCTATCAGGACTCATTCGGAACTAAGTTTGGTGAGGGTCTTGGGTCTTTCTTCACATTCCTCGGCCCCGGCCTGATCGGGAAAATGGCAGGGCTTACCGGCAAGGGGCTGAAGGCCGCTCAACTCGGCGGTGCGGGCACCCTAGCAGTTGGCGCTGGTGCTGGTGACCAGTCACAGAGAATCGCTCAGGCACGCGCACAGGGCATAGAAATCAGCCCCGAGACCGAGGATACAGCCATCTCCATTGGCGGGGCCATTGGCCTGACCGAGTTAGCGCCCGTTGAACGATTGTTCAGAGGACTGCCGGCGGACATTGCTGGCCAATCGCTTGCCAAATCAATCATGCCCAGAATAATAAGCGCGGCGAAGACAGGCGGGGTAGAGGGCGTTCAAGAGGTAACTGCCGGCCTCCTCCAAGACTTTACTGCTCGCGGCCTATATGATCCAAACACCCCTATCGGCGAGTCAGCATGGGATGACCTGACTGTTGGCGGAGCGGTCGGTGCCGCCGCAGATCTCGTTGTGAATTATGCGGCGGGCAGGCGTAAGGCGGCTATTGACCAAGCCTCTCTCGCCAAAGAGCAAGAGCTTAGAGAGGCGGAAGAGGCTCAAGAGCAAGCGCGTCGAGCGGCACGGTCAATGCCTGTTGCGGAAGAAGAAATCGACGTGATCAATGTCGAACCCGCCACAGTGCCGTTCACTATAACGGGAGCCGATGGAGTCCCTGTCGTTGAGCAGAGACTTGCAGGCGGCAATCCCTACAAAGCCACCGCTATAG